TCAACAATCGCGTTGAGGATCACTTCACCCACTGCAGCGCGTGCCTCATGCTTGGCTGCAGCAAGTGCGGCGCTTTCGATGCTGTCGCCGGTCTGCGGATAAGGCGCGCGGTTTGTGAGATCGAAAAGCCAGGAGAAAAGCTCACGGCCGAACTCGGTCATAGAAAGCGCGGCGATCTGCTTCAGAAGATCATCCTGCGGTCGCCACTGGTCCGCCATAAGGGCGGGCTTCATCATCTTCTCGAGCGCGTCCCAACCTTGACCGCCCGCCGTGAACATTTCATCGATCGGGTTGACGATCCCGCGCGGGTTCACATTTTGCGGCCCGCTCATGCCGCCCCCTTTCCGCCTTCGATCAGCTCAAAACCCTTGTCGACCAGCTGCGGCGCGGCCTTCTCGGCCATCGCCGCTGCAGCCATGGCTTCGGCCTGCTCGGCCTTCTGCTGGCGAATACCGGCACGGGCCTCACTATCGGGAATCATGGTCTTGGGAATTGAAAGCGCTTCACCGATCGTGTCGGCCGCCGGATCCATCATCAGATGCTCGTCGAGCTTCTGTGGACCCACAAAGGCCACAAGCAGTTCGATATAGTTTGCCAGGTTGGCGAGCTTGTCGGCATTCATCTGCGCCGTGATTGGTGAGCGCACAGAAACCGAAACCATCAGCTCGTTGAAGGAAAGCATGCCATTCAGATAGCCGAAGCTGTGCAGGATCTCGGCGCAGCGGGGCACGATCACCGGATGGATCGACCGCCACAGCCGCTGGAAACCGTTCAAATGCACGCGGGCATTCTGTCGAATGAGCGCCGCGATTTCGGAAGCCGATTTCGGGGTGCCGGTCGATGGCTGCAGCCGCGTGTCAAACAAGGCTTCGCGCACCTGGTCCTGCATGCCCTGCACCACCAGGCGCGAGACATCGATGCGCCCGCTTGCCGGATCCAGGCGCTGCACGTCCGGCCCCATGATGCCGCCCGTGGATTGCATGGGCCAGAACTGGCCAGCACCGATCCGCACAGTATCAGGGTTGAACGTGCCGCCGGCGCGAAAGGCCCAGATACCCAGCATGTTGATCGCGGCAGAACGCAAGGCGAGCTCTTGCGCCTTGTTCAGCGTCTTGATCGACGGCAGCGCCAACAGAACCGGACCACGGCCGCGCATCTCTCCTGGCACGCGGTAGTAAGGTGCAACCGCAATTGGCTTGGTGCGGTAGGTTTCCTGCGAAATGAAGTTGTCGCAATCCTTGTCGGTGTAAGCCGCAAAGCGCCAGCGGCCGTCTGGCAATCGCCAAAAATCCTGGTAAAGCGTCAGCTCGTCGTTGGGTCGCGTTTTCGCGATCTCCTTGAACTGCGCGGAAAAACTTCCCTCGGGGAAGGCGTCGCGGATCTCTTCGCGGGTCGCTGTTCGCTTCCACGAGATCAGGCTTTGCCGCCCCCAGGCATCGCCCTTGATGGCGATTTCGTCAGCTGGTGGGGCATAGAAGATGATCGGCTGGTCAGGCGTGCCGCGCATGGGGATGAGCGCACCGGTGCCGACGCCCAGATCGATGCACATTTCGTGCGTGGCCGTGTCCAAGTCGCCTGCCTGCATGAAAGGATAGATGAAGTTGCCGATCCGCTCCAATTCGCGGTCAAGCTTTTCCTTGCCTGCATCGCCAATGGCTTGATGCGCAAGCGGTCCGGTTTCCAGCACCGGCGGGCCGGAAAACAGGCGGTTCTGCAGCTCGCCAGCCATGTTCATGGCACTGGTCGGGCCGGTCATGTCATAGATCTTGTCTGCAAGATCCTTCGACTTGCCGCTGCCACCTGGCCGTCGCTGCGGGATCACATAGTCATAGGCATCGCGATAAAACCGATCCCAGGCGGAATTGTCGTCCCAGGCACGGTCGGCGCGCCGCTTTTGCGTCTGGACGGGGCTTTCGCTCATGCCAGGTTCGCCTTGCGATCGCTGACGGCAGCATCAGAAAAGAGCCGGCGGCCGCGCGGATTGCGCCGCGAAAGTGCTGCGCTGCTTTCACTGCGATTGAGTTCCGCCAACTGGCGGTCATTTGCCACCTCCTGTTGCTTGCGCTGCATCTCCGCCTGTCGTTTTGCCGCTCCACCGCCGAAGATTGTCACCATTGCCATTGCCTTTCCAAAGCCAAATCGCCGGATCCCGAAACCCGCCCGGCCTGAACCCTGCCAGCTTCGCCATTCGCTTTCCGCGCGTGTTCTCGGGCGCAATGCGTGCGAAGACGAGGATTCCAGCTTGCCTGAAGCGCGGCAGCGTCAATTGCGCCTCGCGGATCAGTAGGCGCATGTGCCGACGCGCCGCCGGCCGGAAGGCGACTGCGAGCTCCGCGCGACGGGGTCTCCTGCTGTCGATCATGGCAAGCGCAAGCGGCTCGTCTTCGGCGAAATAGGCGACGGACTGCGCAATGCGGCATTGATGGATCATGGCGCGGCGATAGGTGGCGATGACGCCGCCGAATGTCAGCGCCAGCGACGGCGGCACCGGCGAGACGCGGCCTAAACGTTCCACAGGTCGAAATCCGTGCGCGCCTGGACGGAGCGAAGCGGCACCACATTGGCCGGTCTGCCCATATTCGCCGCTTCCGACTTCACCGATTTCGGGCCACGGTAGCCGTAAAGGAGATATTGCCAGGCATCCTGAATGTGGGAATATTCGTTCTTTGCGATCTCAAGCCGGTCTGTGCGGCCCTCGGAAGCGTTCTTGGTCAGGTGATACTGCGAGACGAAACCGCGGATCGTGTATTTCAGCCGCGGATCCCAGATCGAGCGCGGTGTATGTGCGTCGATATTGCCCTTCAGATACCACTCCACCGCCTCGAGCCGAGACTGTAAGTCGTTCGACATGGTGGGCATGATCGGGATCTGCAGCGCCAGGGAAACCGTTTCCATGAAGGCCAGCTGGCCATGTTCCTTATCGGCACCGTACCAGGCAGATGGGTCGCCCCAAGCTCCCCCACAGCGCATGCCGGCGAAGTCCCGCAGAAGCACTTCCATGATCATGCTTGCGAAGCGTTCCGGACCGGTCACGGTGTCTGGCGTGGTGACGATTTCCCGTAGCGCCCGCAGCTGGCCATTCGGCATGATCTGTCCAATTGCGCAAGCCGGCGTCCCGCCCGCGTCCAGACCCATGTAGAACGGCAGTTCTCGCACCGGTTCCAGGGGCTGATCGGCGCGATGGCGGAAGATATCGAACTGGTCGAAAACAACCGTTCCCTGCTTCTTTGCCGCGTATCGGCCATGCACGTTGCGGATCGCGTCGGGGCTCTTCGCACCGCCAAAGCTCTGCTCTTCTTCCTCATAGCGCGCCCTGCTCTTGCCGCGCCGGTTTTCTGCCTGGGGAGACAGGCCGGAAGGCTGGTGGAAGAAGTTGTAGCCAGGCCACTTTTCCGGTTCTTCGATGTGGCGCTTGTAAGTCCAGTTTGATTCATCGGGCGGGTTGAAGTCGCCCATGATGATGCGGGGCATCTTCACGCCCTGCTCGCCGGTTACCTCGTCCACCTCCCAGCCAAGGCGATCACCTTCCCATTCCATGATCTCGGATCTCGGCGGATAGCGCGCCGTACGGCCAAACAGCCGCCCTGGCACGCTTTCGTCCACAAGGTCGCACTCGTTCAGCCACCCCATGGAGATCTCATAGCCCTTGAAGAAGCTGTCCAGGTTCTCGTTGCCGATCGCGCCGAACTCCATTTCAAGCCGCACAAGCGTTTCCTTCGGGCCATCTGGCCATTGGCGGAGGACGTTATATTCAAGGATGTGCTTGACCGGTCGATCCTGACCGCCGGAATAAGCGCCTTTCTCGGCCGCCGTGAATGGCCCGTTCTTCGGAAAGAACTCGTGCCAGGATGAAAGCGCGGTCTTCGCCATCTCGCGATAGGTGTCGCGGATCGCCGCGCACCGCACATGCACCACGCCGTCACGGCATACCGGAAACAGGTTGCCGGCATGGCGTGCGATCTTGAAAACCGTTGCGACCGTCTTGCCGCTGCCCCAGGGGCCAAGGATGAAATCGAATGGCCCTTCCGACTCGATATAGGAGGCAGCCACCGGTCCTGGTGGCTTGAACGTGTACAGGTCGAAACGCGGCTTCTCTACCCTTGTCATCCCGGCTCCCGGCATCTCTCGGCGCGCGCGGTTCCCCGCCCTGCGCCCGATTCAACGCTGGAAGATTATTCCGCGACCGGTTGCGTCAATTCAGGGTGCTGGCCGAAAAGGCTGGTGTGTGTGAGGCTTCAGCCCCCCACCAGGACGGGGCGCGCGCGGTTTTGAAATTCGACCCCCCCGCGCCTGGCCGCGCGCGAAGGGAGGGGGCGGGGTCGAGCCAGGCACCCGCCGGCTGGCAGCGCCGGCGCATCTGACTGGACGGCCATCGGCCTTGCCTCACCTGATTTTCAATCTGGTGCTTGATCGTTGTTTTCGTCTTCAACATCAATGACTTGGCTGTCATCGTGCGACTTGTCTTTATCAGGTCGCACGGCTCGGCCATTGATTTCATTGGCTTTTTCGGCGCGCGGATCGCCAACGCTCATATACTCGTTTTGCTGCTGGTTGATCACGTTCATTTCGCCGATCACCATCAATGGCCGCTTGGTGTCGGGCGGCAGCTCGAGCTGCTGCGGCTTCTTCGCATACTTGTAGGGCATCAGCTCGGCGGCGGCAGACCGCTGCAGCGATAGCACGGCCATGCGTCCCTTGAAGCTGTTTGCGCCCAGCGCCTTGGCCAGCGCGATCGTGTCGGCTGACTGGATCATGGATAGCGTCACGGCTGGGTCGCGATGGCCAAGGCGCTCGAGATAGTCGAATACCTGGGTATTGCGCTTGTTGGTGCTGCCAGGCGGCCTCCCCCGCTCCCGCCTTGGCCGTGCGACTAATTCGGCCGCTGTCGCCAAAACGTCCTGATCGTCAACATCAAGCGAGCCTGCGAGAAGGTCCAGCTGCTCACCATCGGCAGCGCTTCGCTCCTG